AATAACATGGAATCCAGCATCATAGCGATCGTAGTCATCGTCATTATTGCGGCACTGCTTTGGTATGCCAATGCCCAGCTTGCACCACCCGCACCAATACAGCGCATCATAGCAGTCGCTATTGTCGTGATTGCGGGTCTTATGCTTATCAGTCCTCTCAAGTCGCTTCTTCTGGCATCAATGCACGGGGCCTCTTGAGTACAGTCGCCTACATAGCCTCTTTTCTTCTGGGCATGGGCCTTGGCTGGATTTTATGCCACTTGAAGTTCAGCGGCCTCGAATCCGACATCGCTCACTTGGAAGACGTGATAGAAGAACTGGAGGAGAAGCTTCTTAAGCTTCCTAAGGAGAAGTCACATGGCGTTCAAAGCCAGGCCAAAAAGACAGACGCCAATTAGACAGCTGGAGTCCAGGCTCTGCCACATCGAGAAGAAACTGGATCTTCTGAACCTAGCCATGCACTTCATCAACAAAAAGCTGGATAAGCTTGGGACTGTGTCCCTTGCCAAAGCCGGCTTTACATACAAGGTACGCATACAAGGCAAAAAGGAGACCTACATGCCACTAGAAGTTACCCTGACCAATGAACAGAAGCTTAACGTGACGCTCTCACCTGTCACGGCAACCGGAAAGACCGCAAAGCTTGACGGCGCACCCGAATGGGTCGTGTCCTCAGGCCCCGCGACCCTGGTTACCTCACCCGACGGCCTCTCAAGCGACATCGTCTCATCCGATGAAGACCTGACGGACACGATCGTTCAGGTCAATGCGGACGCAGACCTCGGTCAAGGTGTCGAGACCATCTCCGACACCATCACGGTGCACACCATTCATGCCAATGCCTCAAACCTTGGCCTGACTGCCGGAGCGCCTGTAGCAAAGTAAACCGGTCTTGGGATACCTGCCAGGAGGCGCCTGGTAAGCTTACTAAGGAGCTTACATCGGCAGGATGCCAATCCTGCTATCCCACCACCTTAAGAAAGGAGTCCTATGTCAGTCAACGACTGGATTAAATCTAAGTCCACCATGTTTGGTATTGTCTCAGGCATCCTTGCGTTCCTACTCTTGGCAGTTGATACCATGAAAGACGGCATCCAAGCCTCAGACTTGCCAGTCATTCTTGGCGGCTTTGCCGTCCTCATGGGTCTCCTCGGTCTAAAGGCCGTACATGACGAGGTAGGTGCGATAAAAAAGTAGCAAAGCTTATCCAGCTACTTGTCTGGATAGCTAAGACGTTTAAGGATGTCACATGGTCGCGAGGAAATCTTGTTACGCCTGGAGGCAGACAGTTTGAAGGCTTCATTATCAAGGTGGGATCACTTAGTGACCCGGCAGAAACCATGCGTACCTATGCTGACATTGACCGCATCTTTAAGGCAGACCTAGGAAGCTTCATCTTGCATGAGGAAAGAGACTCTGCCGGGCACTTCAAAGCGTTTGGCGTCAGGACAAGCTAAGTGAGTCACTATGCTGACTTATGCTTCCAAGATTTGTAAGGCATTTATTCTTCTTTAAACCACTCGCCACCTGGCAATGCAAACTCTACCATCCCGCATTGGTAGCATTCTCTGACTAGCTGCCAGTCTGAAGCATAGAACTCATGCCATACATGCTCACACATCTATCTGACCAGTAACACAGGCAGGAGTGATAGCTGGAATAGAAGCACTACTGTGAGCTTCACTAACAGCCCGCCCCAGTAATCCGTCAGTCCCAGCTTGTAAACCTTAGACCCAAGCCAACTGCCGGCATCTCCTGTACTAAAGTCAGGGTAGCCATCTCCCAGACTCAATACCGCAAAGCCTACCGGAAGCATTGCCACATACCACCAATGAAAGCCCAGTGTCAGGCTTGTTACAAGAAAGGCAAGTAGCGGCACTCCCAGCCTCCTTATCACCTTCTCAAACGTCCCCCCGCACCACCAGAGGAGGCCGGTAAGGAAGCTCAGGCATAGCCCGACCAAGATGCCCAGCTTAAGCCATAGCAGGCTTACAGCAAAGAAGCCCACAAGAAACTCGGTCTTATTAAACCTCTCAATCATGCCTGTCTCCTCGACTTACCCTGCCAAGGCATAACACCTCGGCAGGGCTTCAGTCTTAGTTTCTTACTCTTCCGTCTCTACGATCTCAAGCTCTGTATCCAGAAGCTCCTTCACCGCCTCTAGAGCCGCTACCGCCTTCTCAAGATTCTTACCGATCCCTGCCACAAGCTTATCCACATCCTTCTTCGCGTACTGCTCTTTTGCCATCTCTTTCCTCCTTTTGGTTTACCTGCCTTGTTATGTCTACCTAGTCACTCTAATCTTATCCATTACAGCCTTTATCACGTTGACTGTCACAGCGTTCCCAAGACATATCTTCCATCATTGAATTTTACAATCCCTGACTCACACAATTTCCGTGCTATCAGTTCTAAAGATACATGAATGTTTTTGTGTTCTTGATGGTCTTTGCAGAGATAGAGGTTCTCAGGAGAGTTATTCATCCTATTGAAGTCGATGTGGTGTATCGGCTGATTCTTATTAATGGCTCTGCCATACTTTTTCTCAGCGATTAAGATGTGTTCAAACACTCTGTTGTTGTTTAAAACTCGGTGGTGATTTGGAGCATAAACAGTCCAATAGCCGGACTTAGGACTTCTCCCGCCTTTCCATCCAGAATGCTCTGACCCTTTCCCACTACGCATTTTGAAATCATGTCTTTTAAGGACACGAGTCACAGAGGTTGCATAAAGACTCATTGAGTTGGCTATCGAAGTGGCTGACTCTCCTTTTACAAATCTTTTAATCATTTCTACTTGCTTTACTTCTGGATGTTGTCTTGACATGAGAATATCCTTTCTGCAATAGCTTTGATGACAGGAACACTTACCGCATTTCCTAAGGTTTTATACCTCTGGCTGTCAGAGATGCCCTCTGTCCACCCATCAGGAAAGCCTTGCAGTCTCGCACATTCAACTGGAGTCAGCCTTCGAATTTTCATATTATGTTCTAGGTATCCGCTACTCCAACCAATATCCCTTTTACGATTCGGATTACCGCCACCAGCTCCTAAAGTTGGAAATAATCCTTGCGAATTATAAACATTACCGCTTTGCCCTCTGCCACTCGGATTTTTATTACCAACCGCATACAATCCGGTCTTAGCCCCTAAGCCACCGCCATTAGCATTTAATGTTGACCCTACACCTTGCGGATTATAGATTCTTCCCCATAAACTGTTATGCCCCTGTTGGTCAATATTTCCAACTTGAATCATTGAGTCAATGGCTGTGCTGATATTTTCCCCGCTATCCGTTTCATTACTTCCTCTGACAGGAAATACTTGGGGTTTACTTGTTCCTCCAAGATGTCCGACAATGAACACTCTTTCCCTGTTTTGCGGCACTCCGAAGTCCTTGCTGTTAAGTACCTGCCATTCGAGAAAATACCCCAAGTCAGAAAGGGTTGAGAGAATACATCCAAAGGTTCTCCCGTTATCGTGTGAGAGAAGTCCTTTGACGTTTTCCAGGAACAGTAACTGAGGTCTTTTAACCCTAGCGACCCTAGCGATGTCAAAGAAGAGTGTTCCCCTAGTATCTTCAAATCCTCCTCTTTTCCCAGCAATAGAGAAAGCCTGGCAAGGGAAGCCTCCGCAGAGCATATCGAAGTCCGGGAGTTCTTCTGGAACAATTCGCCTTGCGTCTCCATAGCTCGTATGTTCCTTGAAGTGTCTCTTGTAGATTTGGATGGCGTATTTGTCAATCTCTGAGTATCCGATACATACTGGGGAGGGCCTGCTTGGAGACAGAACATCATGTCCTCCTTCATCAAGGTTCCTGTCCCTCCCTTGCCCGTTTTTGACGACCTCGGAAGATTGTTTATCGCTATAGGCTTGCTCAATCCCAAGCTCAAAATCCCCCGATACCAGAGAACATGCTGAAATATCTCATCGTATCGCTCCTTTCATTTAACCGGCCGCCCAAACACCTTCTTCCAAGCCTCCTTAAACTCAGGCTTAGTGCAGCACCTATCCTCACAGCAACCATGTATGCCGCCGTGCCCGACGCCATGTTCACATTCGAGTTCCTGCTTGCCATCATGTCTCTTATACTCTTTCCAGGAAGGCTTCATTTGAGCATCCAACGGATACACGGGAAGAAAACCAGCGATAAAGCCATGATGCCTAGCATGATAAACATAGCTAGAATGACTTCCTTCCTTTCTGGCTTCATGGCTTCTTCAGTTTCTCCAAAGCCTGCATTGCGACAGTACGGCACCCCGCACGGCCCAATAAGTCGCTTTCTGCGATTTCCTTCAGGGCCTCTATTGCCATCTGCTTCTCAAGAACCAGCTTATTGATGGCATCCAGGAGTTCTTCCCTTGTTGCTATTCTATGCTCAGGTTTCATGCTTCTTCCTCTCCTCCATCATCGCATCCGCATACTCGAACGCCAACTTCGCCAGCCACTTAATCATCTCACTCTCTGTCGTACCGCGCTCTATTGCCTCTCCATGCACGATGGGGGCGTGGGCGGCGAAGTAGTCTCTCCTTTCCGACACATTGTAGAAAACGTCTTTTCGATCCAAAGCTTTCTTAATAGCCAGCTTCAGTTGAACACATGACACATTCTTTCTTCTGGAAGAAACAGCTAATTCCTCTGCTATTTGTTCATTTGTCATGGGATTCATGCCTCACGGGTTCCGCTCTCCTAAAGCCCTTATCGCATTGGCCATCGCTCCGATGTAAGGATCTCCGACCCAATCGTCGGCAACCTCAGCACATTCGGAAATAATCTCCTTTCTGATTTCAAGAAGCTTTTCTGTCAAAAACTCTTCCGGCGAATCAGATAATCCTAGTTTAGAGAGACCATATAAAATCTCTCTGGCTCGCGCCGCGTAATCGTGGCTCACTTCCATTCATCCCGTGTTGGGTCTATCGTTTCTGAGCTAACCTTTTCTGTGCGGCTTAGTTTCCGCTTGAGACATTTAATATCTTCCATAAGCTCCTTGTTTTTAATGGCTAGTTTCAACACATCATCAAGTGCAGGCAAGGCCATTTCTTTATCATGCGACTCATCTAGGCCATACCCCAAAGCATAGGTACTGCACCCTCCAAGATTCCAGAGATACCTCTCAATCCTGGCTTTAAGATTATTGTTTTCCTGTTTAAGCTCATTGATTATTTGGATACAGCTCTCATGGCCTAGAGTGTCAGGAGTGTCTGGTATCATTTGTTTCCTTTCTTCTTCACTGCCTTAACCATCCTGTCAAAGCCGGCTATGCTCTCAGTCCTTGCCTTGGACTGCTTGGGCTTCTTTCTAGGCTTCATTTTTCCTTTGCGGCAGTATCCACTTCCGAAAGCCCTGTTATTCTTAACCCTCCGTTGACTGACATGGCAAGTTTCCAGTGGCTCAAAGACCACCATTTCTTTGGAATCAAAATAACTTGGAAGATTCCTCCACCATCATTCATCCAATGAAAAGAGTCTGGAAGTTCTGAGGTCAAAAAAGCTCCCAATATCTTTCATTGATTATTCTGACATATCGGGGATTCATACTTTCTGATAAAAGCCTCTCAATAAACTCTTGCCCCCTGGCTCTTGCGTAAGCAAAGAAGATTTCCTGCCCTTCTTTTTTCCACCAATCCTCAAACCAGTCGCCATATTTGAGGTGCTTGTCAAAGCACCATACGGCAAACTTCTCATAGGTTTCCGGTGTCATTTGTCACCAGGCGCTTCCTCATACCTCCCACACCTCGAAGACCCGCTTATAACGCCGCCGCACCAGACATTGCCTTGACAGCCAAAGACAAGGTGTGAGGTCTTGGCATGGCCGCAAGCGCACTGCTTGGGCTTCTTTCTAGGCTTCACTTGAAAGCTTCTTAATTGAATCAAGCATGGTTTCGCGACACACATTCCATCCATCATCGTTACGCCTGAACTCCCAGCTAGAAACTTCTACCCTGTCAGGGATCATCTCCTTAAACAAAGCTATGATGGCAACAGTAGCCTCCTCCACTCGAAGCGTGTCCTCATCTATGGCATATCCAGAGTTCTTGACGCCCTGTTTATAAACCTTAGTTAGAATCTCCTCCAGCTTCTTTCTAGGCTTCATGGCTTATTGTTCCTAACAGTCTTTCTAATCAGCTCATCCACCATACTGTCCGGGCTGAATCGATACTTCACCCCCACCCTAATGTAAGAGACCTGCTTATTCCGAGCTAACCTGTACAGCGTCATAGGATGAACCTTAAGTATCCTTGCCATCTCCTTCAATCCGACAAATGGCGATGGGAAGCGGTCTTCTGGCCTGGCCATCCTATCTAAGACTGGGCCTTCACCCAATCACCTTCCTCCTAAAACACCCATTAACACACAGCCTAAACTGTCTATTGGGTGAGAGAGTAACCGAGTAATGCTTACACTGCGGGCAAGGCTCAATATTACGCTTCTTAAAGTCACGAAGCTCTTCTTTAGAGAACTTGTAAGGCTTAGTTCTCACAGGCTCACCACCCACCTTACTGCCACATAAAGCCCCACACCAAAGAGACAGGTGATAGCAATAACACTCATCGTGATAAACCAGAAGAATAAGACCTCGTCCCAGGCTATGGCCTGCCACCATCTTCTGCCACCCTGCCTCTCATACCTGTCATAGCGCTTAACCTTCTCGTCCAGGTAGCTCACCGACTGAGCCAGTGAACCAAGAGCCATGACGCAATGACAGCCACGATACTAGCCATGATCATGAAGACCTCCCAGCCATCCTTCTTCATGCCAGCCCATCCCACCTGACCTTCTCCTCCGCCTCTTGCCTCGTCATCTTCTTATTCTTGGCCATCACTAGCCCCACCATAGCCTCCTTATACCCAAACTCTCCCTTGTGACATTTACAGATACACATGAGGACGGTGCAGGCGTCATGAAGCTTCTTCTTACATGAGTACCCAAGATGAGGCTTACATTCCCTATGTGTGCCATTGCCGGGCTTTCTCAAAGCAGATATTTCCTAGTTAAGCCTCTCATAATCCACCGGCCTCTCAACAGTCGAATACCTCCCAAGTATCTCTATGACCAGGAACGGCTTCCCCTCAAGCCGGCATAACCTCTCGGCCTCTTTATGCGCCTCATCCCTGTCAAAGTGGATCTTTGTGAAGGTCTTAATGAGGACGTCTTTTACTACCGCGTACTGTGCCATCAGACCTCCTCCAAGAACCCAAGCTCTACTTCCATCCTCTCATCCTTGGCCTGTACCTTCCTCGTATGCTTCTGGAATATAAACTCATCCGATAGTCCAAGCTTCTCACACACCGCATCAATTAGCGCCTTCTCCAGGTTCTGCAGATCAAGCTTCCTAACCTTACCGTTCTTAAAGAGGGTCTCGGTGTAGATGTCCGCATTGAAGTACAAGTAACCTGTCTTCTCCGTCTTCCAGACAGGTACGAACTCTTTGACTTTGGTCTTCCACAGTCTAATCTCAGGCTTAAGCTCAACCCGCTTAAGTTTAAACATAACATTGTAGAGACTATTGCAAGAGACAGGTGGCATAGGAATAGAGAAGCTGATGAAGTCCTCACCCTCAACTCTATGCCTATTCACCTTGATATTCCCATGGCAGGACGCAAGGCTCACAAAAGGTTCGCCTTGCTACGCCTACCATTTGTTTAACTTACTTTGCGCCACCCATAGAGCCTCTGACTAAACGTCCCCAAATCCACCTTCTTACCATGCTCATCCTTCTGCGTGTCCTTCTCATGCTTCACGGAGACTAAGATTTCCTTCCCGATGAGATTCGCAAGCCACTCATCATTGACCTTGATGCCCTTAAGCGGAATGTCTAAGGCAACGCACAGGTTCTTAAACTCAACCAAGTGTTGGTTAGCTTTCCACCACTTGCTATCCGCTCGACCCTTCACAGACATGTCTGCCGCGTACACCAAGTCCATGATGGACGTGAATATGGGCGCATTGACATACTTCTGAAGCGTCTCTCCAGACTCAGGATCCGTAACCTCAATCCCGTCCACCGGCCTCACATCAAGCTTAAGACTCGATATGTCCTTATCCTTATTCTGCTGTGCAGCAGCCTTATTAATCCTGACCTTAAGCCCCTTACAGACCGGAAACAGGTTCCTGTCCTGCTTCACGTCCGTTAAGTCCGCTACCTCGACCTCATCTGTGATGTCAAACGGTACTTGCTCACTCATGGTACGCTCTCCTTATCTACGTTGTTGGGGACTTCGCCCCGTTGATTAAATTTGCTTGACCGATACTGTCTATAATCTTCCTGTAGTTTACGTCCTCCACGATCTCAGGCAGGTTGTACCGATTCTTTGCAGCACGCTGGTTTCCGGCCTGGCAACGGGCAGAGTAACGGTACTTATTCTCAGACAGCCTCTTCTTCTCAAGATAAATACTGGCCGAGAACATACCCGCTACCTTGTCCCTAAACCCGCCAAGTATTGCCGGTGCAATCGTCATGGACTTATCCGTCTTTGCCTCCATGGCCTCGTCTCCCTCAGTCTGCTCATGGCAGGAAACTACCACATTCCCCTTGAAGGACAGAAGCCTCGTTAGCGTGAAGTTATATAGCCATCGAGACAAGATGCCATACATGCCCCTAGTATCAGTTACTCCACTTGACGTCCTAAGTAACTCGTATTTTCCTAAGTAAATCCAGCGGTTCTCAGCGAGATAGGTAAAGTTATCCAAGAACAGCGTCTCAACCTCTCCCTTAGCTTGGTCGGCATGAGCTTTAGCAATAGCCGTCTCCATGCGCTCAAAGGTCGCTTTAATGTCCTCTCCCATGCTAGGTATAAACTCCTCAGCCCACACTAAGTTGTCTAAGAGAGTCGGATTAGACCTTGCCGTATCAAGCCCGTTTGGCTCCGTCCCAATGTAAGCAATCTTAGGGAACGTGAAGCCAAGGTACGTCTTCCCGGTCCCGCTTCCCCCATTAGACAGAATCTTAAGCGTCTGTCTAGCCTGTCCTGTCCTAATCTGGTCTGCCGTAATCATCATGTCGTCTCCCCCAAGTATTCCAGTGGATTGGTCTTCTCATAAAGCTGCTCAATGATTTGTGGGTCGGCACATGAGATGCAGATGGGCTTGTAGGAGCAGTATCCGCACTGTCCCTCGTTCTTCTTCCACACTTCGGCACCACCTGCCTTTGCCGTCTCAAGACTTTCTATCCACCTTAAAGTATCCTGCTTCCAAGCCTTAATCTGCTCGCTATTCCTATTGAAGAGTTGCCTCTGAAACTCATAGTAGAACCCGGCAGCCTCTCCCTTGTAAGCCCTCTGCCTATGTCCAAACCTTATCGCGTTTATGATGCCACCCGAGCACTCACCGTACTTGGCCTGGCAGTAAGCCGTGTATGCCGTCACTTGGGAGTTTGGCTCAAACCGGCTCCAGTAGCTCCAATTGAAGGTCTTACCCGTTGTCTTATGGTCTACCCAGTAGATGCAACCCTGCTTCCTAACGACCATGTCGATCTTGACAAGGAAGTCTATGGAAGATGATCTGAGCGGAGCGAAGCGAACTTTGTGAGCTTCGCGGTCTGGAGACGTAAGAGAAGGAGAGCTAAGACAGAAGGAGTCCTTGACCTCTATAGACAGTATCTCAAGAGACTTATCTTCTTCTTGGTAGTGTTTAGCATAAGCCTCAAGGAGTAGGAGTCCATTGGCTTCTGTCTTAGCCAAGTCGTCCTGTGATAGCTGTACAGGATACTCTCTGGAGAAAGCCTCCTTTGCCTTATTCAGACCCTCTTTCTTGTAGTAAGCCTCCAGTCCCGCATGAATTGCCTTCCCGAAGTTACGGTCGTGCTCGTCATGGTCTTCCTCAATCTTCTTTAAGCCCTCGATGTAACGAAGCCTGTAACGCTCACTGCAATCTTTATAGGTCTGCAACTGACTATTATCGTAAGCCATCTAATCTCTCGTTAGCTCTCTAGCTTCCTGAAACTTATTGGCATAGTCTATCTCCACCTGCTCAATCTCCTTCAATATCCTCTCCGCCATATGCCTTGGCGTTGCATAGACCCCATGAAACTGTGACTTGAATGGTGCCTCATTCAAGCATTCAAGCACGCCTTCAATGGCCTCCCTCATAGCTTGCCTTTTCTTCTCACTCAAGCTCTGCATATTTCTCCTCCCGGCAATTGGCCTCATGTAAATCTAGCTCTGTCCTGACCCTCGCAAGCTCCCCTGCCACCTCCCAGAAGCCTTCTTGAGCCTCCCTTGAGGTATAGCTCACCTCCCACCTTTCCCGGCAACCTGGCCGTCTACAAGCAAATAGATGGTGATAGGTGGTAGTCATTTTTGGTCACTCCACGGTGAATAAGAATAAGGTTCAGAAAATGGGCTCTTCACATCACATGAGACAAAGTAACCTATCTTACTTTCTTTTCTCACTTTGCATTTTGATCTATGATTAACCACTAATCTATGAAACAGAGCATCGTCCTCATTAAAAAGTTTTAAATCTTCCATGCTGTAAGGCTCCCAACAAGGCCCTGTCATAGTGAATTCTTTATCGCAATGCTCGCAGTACATTCTCATTTCTGAAACCCACCAAAGGAATTTGTAGCTTTCCTAAACCTATCCATCATGTCGAAGAAATCATCCTCATTGAACCAGTTTTTCTCGTGCATGTGAGCAAGCCAGTCAATGATGGACGCAGGGCTTCTAAAGAACTGGTCGATGTATATGTAGTAGAATTCAATATCAGATGTACAGTCTCCTGCAAATTTGCATACTCCATCGTGGTTATACTCGACAAACTTTTTCTTTCTATCCTTCCACTCTTTTTTACTATCTTCTGTTTCGACTAGTTCCAGCAGTTCTTTTCCGGTGTAAGAAGTCTTTCCTTCAAACGGAGGCATATCTTTTGGCTCTTTCTTCCAAAAGAATGAGAAGCTTGTCGCAGGCTCGTTACCACACATTTCACATAGAGGAGTCTCTTTAAACTTGACCTTTTCATCAGTCATTTTTGACCCTCTTGGCACTCTATTTCTTTCCTGATAATGAACTCAAGATGTGCGGCACGGGAACGTAGGTTTTTCTCCGCTATCTTGTCAAACTTTTTGGCGATATCTTCCTCAATATCCGCCGTAAACACAATTTCTTTAGCCATTTTCATTACTTCCTCCATTCGTGTAAGTTATCACTTTGATACTTTTATGTCAACAAATAGTTTTTTACTTTGACACTGGGGTATATTTAAGAATAAAATGTCCTCTGTAAATATACCCTGCCCTCATAATAGGAGAAATTCCCCATGCAAAACCGTGAAACAGATCGCCTTAAAATCCAGTCCTACTGTGGTAAAACCCTTCGTTCAAATTCCACCCCTCCCGAACCAATTATAGACAACTTTTTATGGATGGGGGACTGCGTTATGCTTCTTGGTTCAGAGAAATCAGGTAAGTCTATTGATGGCCAGCAAATGTTCGTATGTATCGTGACAGGTGAGCCGTATCTTGGAAAGTTTGAGGTTAAAAAGCCAGGGCCGGTCGTATACATTCAAGCCGAAGGCAAGCGTGATGAGTTTGTAGATCGCTTGAATAATATCTCTATGTCATTCAACAAATCCATGAACGACGCTCTCTTTCTACACATCTTCAAGAAATACTGTCCACTAAATGTCGAACTATTCCGTGAAGCCATATTTGAAAAGATAGATGCTCAAGTCAAGATTTGGGGTCAGAACCCAGTTGCCATCTGTATTGACTCTGTATACAAGTGTATAGACGGCGACTTGAATGAAAACCGAGATATCATCGCCTTTACCAACGCCATCGACGAAATCATCTCTCGCTATAACTGTGCTGTCCTCATAATCCACCACGACTCAAAGGAATGGCGTAACGAGAAAACAAAGGAAGTCTTAGACCGTGGAGATAAAGGAAGTTACGGCTCTGTTTTCCTTCGTGCCTACGTTGACCATATCCTTTACCTCAAGATGCATAAAAACAAGTCTCGCACTCTCACCTGTGACACTCAACGTTCTGGCAAAACTAGTCCAGAAGTCCTTGAACTAATTCTGATCGAGCCATCCCCTCTTTGCTTTCAAATCAAAGGAGACTACAAACCATCCACCGAAATAATCCTTCATCAACTCCGCTTAAAAGGTCAGCTTAACTATACCCAACTAATCGAGCTTACTGGTCTTGCTCAAATCACTCTCCAACAAGGTATGGCGATATTGTTAAAAGACAAGAAAGTAGGATTTATTGACCTTAAAGAACGTTACTTTTTCCTCAAAGTCTAATCGAAAGTCAGATGCCAAAAACTGTGGTATATGGTCATTTTATGGGTATATCCATACACTATACATTAGATAGGGGGGTACTAATATACCCCCCCCTATAAAGATGTTAATAGATAGTGCAGTTTTTATACTAACTTTTTACTCTCTTTTTGAGTGGTGTTATTCAGTGCAACTACCTTCTATCATCCATCTGCTGATCAGCCTTCAAGTTTGCCTGGTTCTCTGGGCTCTCCATGTAAGCCAGATAAGCCTGGAAGGCCTCCTTACCCTCTGTCTCTACATAGGCTCTTATCAGCTGTCTCATAACCGGCCTCTCTTTAGCCCAAGCCCAGTCAAGAAACCTCCTGTAATCTGCCTCTGGACACTCCTCAATCCAATCATAAGCTATCTGGTTATCATCATGCATGGGCTTGCTCCTCCAGTCCTGCCTGTATGTCTGCAGTACAATCCTCCTGCCACTGTCTGCCACAGTTACATTGAAACTCATATATGCCGTGATCCAAGTCTTGCCCTGTTATAATGCTACCGCAAGTCTTACATTGTCTGTCCAAGCTTCCTCCTTTGTTGGTTCTCCCGGCTTACCTGTCTATCTGTCCAGCAATGATAGCCCCCACAGTATGAGAGCAATAGCAACTAGTGGTGGCCATATCAAGAATCCTATGACGATCATTAAGAAGCCCATGAGAACCATACTATTCCTGCCGGTATAGTTGACTTAGCCGGTTATATACCAGGCACCACAAGCACCACTGAGTGCTGTCATCCGTGCTACTGAGACAATCTTCCTGCCCCTTTCCGACCTCATAGCACCCGTCATATAACCAAGGCCAGTTACCTGTCACGTAGGTCTGTAAGTCTATTGACTGGTCAGTAGCCTGCCTATGCCTTGTGAGCTTTCTCATCTTGTTAGCTTCCTGTTGTTAGCCTTGTGTTAGTAGTCCTGCTATGCTAGCCCAAGCCTGTCAACGAGCGTAGCGACGACGAGGGATTTTCGTCCCGAGGAGGAGCTAGCGACCCTGCCATGGCGTCAACAGGCATACTGTCAGTAGGCATACTGGGTGAGGATGACCTTTAAGCTATACCTCACGCGCGTCTTGAATCTAACGAAGCCAACCTGCGGGTTAGACAGGTTAGTCCCCAGCTTTGGCACGCCCCAGGCAAGCTCTTATTACCCACCCAGGCCATTCTTGCCTTGCTACTTACCATGTCTTACTTGTCTATCTCTTCCCACTCAAAGTCATCAGGTCCATACTGCCTTGCAACATACTTCTTGCCGCACTCCCTGCATAGCCCAGAACCCCTGTCATCTATGGCCTCTATGTAGCTACAGTCACAGTCTACCGGCCCGCACCTGCACTTAGACTCTGCCTCCTTGCAGTAGTTACACTCCTTCTCATACCAGGGCTCGATCTCTGCCTTTAGCTGTGCTTCCTGCCTCTCATCCATTGTTAGCTCTCTTGGTTATAGCCGGTTATAGCCTGTTTCTGGTATAAGCCTGTATAACTTGCTATAGCTATGCTGTCCCTGTTTCCGCTTCTCTAGTAGCCTGTCTACCGGCAACCGGCATAGCTATCCTGGGATGTGTCTTTGCCCATGATCTGAACCCACACTTCGATGTACAGAACTTCTGCCAATTTCTTTTGACTGCAAACTTCCTTCCACATTCTCGACACTCAGAGTATGTAGATTTCTTTTCTGTAACCTTTTTTCGCTCTACGGTATTGGACATATGTTCTAGCCTCCTCTAGTGTGTTAAACATCAAACTGCTTTTGATGCTGTTACACGTGCCACAGGCAAGAACAAAATTGGTATCTCTATTGTCCTTTGAATAGCAGTACGGCACGAAGTGATCGCAACAAACCTTAGTTTCTTGCAATTTCTTTGTCTTTGGATGCATATATGATGTCCCGAATGGGATCTCGCAATATAGACACTTATTATTTTGTATGAGCAACATTGCTTTGATTGCTTTACTCGATGGCCTTTTTCTCGCACTTAGTGCCTCAACCATCCTCTTTTGACGTTCAATAGTTTCCAAATCATATGGCATATCACAGCATTGGATGATTTTGTCTATTATAAGGGCATATCTTTTGCAGTTCTTACAGTAAGCCCTTGGTATTTTTATAACTCCGTACGTGGCGATATGTAGCTTGTCCATTTGGCGGTCTCCGTTGCATTGTCATGTCATTCATGATAGCCAACTAGATAACGCCTTGTCAATGGATTGTCAATGAAGCTACGGGCTTATTTCAAGCCTTCCTCAAATCTGCTTCACCTTATGCCCCTGGAAATCAAAATGCACTACCTCTTTCTCATGCCTCACGCACCATATCTGTATCCCAGGCACTGTAAAGCCAACTTCAAGCCTTGCATACTGCCTCGGACTCATCTCGTCCGGCAAGCCTCTCGCACATTCCTTACAATGTAGGAATACCTTGATCTCACTAAGTTTAGCCTGCTTCATAGCCTTCACCCTAGCACCCCGCCCCAAAGCAGGAGGTAAACCCTCCCATCTCTGTACAGGTACATATCTGTCCATTGACAGAGTAAGTCTGTATGCTAGCCTCTGTCTGTCCTGCCAATACCAAGCTTACTGCCACTAACCCCGCTATCATTGCTGTCTTCACGTTATGCCTCCTCCTGTTACTTACCCTCCCTCACCCTCAGCCTCCTAGCCCTCTCATAAAGCCTGTGCATCTCCTTATGCCTCGTGCAGTAATGCTTGCTTGCCTTGTCCAGCGGCATCCCATCCCTCGTACATCTGCCGGCCTTCTTCTGTTTCAGGTAATACCTTTGAGACGCCGTAAGCTTTCCTGGCATACTTGTTTTCTGTCTCCCTCTTGTGGTACATTAAAAAATGGACGGGTGTTTAAGGGCCTGCCCTTAACTAGCTTCGCATCCCGAACAAAACCCTCAACAATGCCAACCCGTAATCTATGTCCGACATCAAAGGGCACCGCCTTGACATCTTAAATCGAATCTTGATAAATTGTCTGGCGCAGTCATCGGTAACGCGATAGCTGTCAACAATGCCGCCCGATAACTCATGGACGACATCAAAAAGAGACTGCGCTGGCACTCCGCTGGCGCAGTTTTCTTTGCCTACCTGCACCTCTCACAAAGCAGGAACCCATGATATTCCGCATTGCGCAGTGTAACCTCTGCCTTGCCATCCGTGAATGCCGTAAAGCTCTGCCCTGGCCTAATTGAACCGCTCTCGTCCACGTAATCATGCCTAGCACAAAACAGCCGCCTCTTGGTGTCATTCACCATCATTCGTTTCATAGTGCCTCCTTGTTTCCCATCCTTGCCACCCAAGACAATCCATGCTTGCCTTGAGGCCTTCCGGCCTTGCCTCTGATTAAGCCTTCTGCCAATGCCTCCCACCATCCTTCAATTCGTGATACCAGTCTTTGCAAAGTGCCGAATAATGAAGCTCTGTCTCTTCGCAATGCGCGCATTTCTTCGGTGCTACGATCTTCCTGCCTAATACCTCGCTCATTTTATCCCCCCTATTGTTCGCAGTAGTCCTTGTTTATGAACTCTTGGGCAATTCTAGAGACTTCCCTCATCGGCAATACCTCGTTCGATGTACCACACTTTATAAACATTTCCAGCAGTTGAACTGCCTTGTCCAAACACTGTGTTTCCGTCATTGGTTTCATATTGCCTCCCTTGTTTATCCCCACAGCCAACCCCTTGCCGTTTGACTAGGACTTGGAACCTAGCTTGTGCATTACGCCGGAGGGCTTCCACTTGCCCGCTCCGGTTCCTCTGCGGAGGAAACTTAAACGTGTACGAACTCCTGCGCCACGCTATAAGCTCTCTCCTTCAACTGCAATCCGCCTCCCAAAACACTTGATGTTAAGCGGTCATTATCACCACGTGTTGAAATATGGTGATCGGCATATTCTGTTACGCCATTGTATACATCCCATAGAGACCGGCCATTATTCCCACGCCCCCTAATACCAAGCGCCAGAATATCCTCGGCCTTGTTTTCTGTTCTCGTCTCTATCTTCTGCGGATCATCGACTTTCAGCACCCGTAAAACATAAGCCCTCGCTGCCTGACTTGTAATAAGCGTGTTGGCCATTTTACGAGCATTTTCTGCCATTTCAGACCCGAATATCCTTGCCACTTCTAACAGCTCCCTGCCGTTATTTATGGCAATCTTTGCATTCTCCGTGTGCTTCACGTTAAACGCAAAACAGGTATTCGGCCTGACAAGCCCATTTTTACACACCAGCCGGTTCATAACCAACCTGGCCGATAGTTTCTCTGATCCATCATGAGAAGTAACAACCCTAATCAGCGTTTCAATATCATCGCCAACCCTGATTGTATGTTTATCTTCCCTAGTCAATGACAGATCAACAGATATCACGCGCCCTTGCTTATAGGAATTAGCTGACTTATAGATAACCTCGCCGTTATCCACGAATGAATCAAGGAACCCGAACACCTCTTCATTTTGGATAGGAACATAACGATTGCCGACAATACCCAACACTTGCCCGTTATCTTCCCTGACGATTGCTTTCGCGTCATCATATTGCCTGATGTCATCTTGCATTCTATAAAGTACATCATGCTTTGCTATCTTCCAGTTTAAACCCGCCGCTATGATCGCTTCCTTTGCAGTTTTAATAACGCTCTGATATACCATTTCATACCTCCGCAGATTTACTTCGATTATGAGACCGCCTATTTTCTTATGACAATCAATCGACTGTCCGGCTCGCCGTCTCGTTACTTACAAAGAACCAATTTACCAACCTATGTGTAGCATACTCCACTAAACCATCTTCTTTAATGCTTCCGTCAATATTGCACCAAGCTTAGACTGCTTTGAATTGTCCACGTTGTTTCTCATTGCCGCGTGTATTTTGCATAGCGGCGTCCTATCTTTTCCAACAAGATATTTCGCCTCTTTCTTACAAGCATTGCATTGACTTTTCATTTTAGATCCCCTGTTATTAAATCTAGTGTGTAGCATACTCCGCATACTCCGCATTGTCAAGAGAAATCTGCTACGCACGTGAAAATTGTCTATCACCTAACATTTCCCACTTGCCACCGTTTAACTCAATTTGATATACTGCCAGCATGGACATAGAATCCGCGCCGGCTTCTGAGGTCCCGTCCCAAAATCCCCTTTCGAGAGATTCAATACCTGTAAATAGCACAGTCACAGACGCTTTAGATCCCACTTTAGAAGTCTTTAAACGTCCTTTAAACGGCTCTTCCAGGATCTTTACCAGTACTTCAGACCGCAACAAAGCCTTGATCGAGCGGTATAAGGAAGGTTTGCGCTTGAAGGACATAGCCATAGAATTCGGGATATCAGAAGTACGCGTTTCACAAATCATTAAAGCAAGTCATGCGTTGATAGCAATCGATCAAGAAATGGAGAAAGTGAGAAGATTTAGAAGGATGAAACAATGCGAAATGAGAGGATTAAAGACGATTGCGCCTCGAACATCGCATGATTTAGTGGAAATATTGAATGCCCAACGCATGGAATTAGAAGGAAATGATAATCAATCTCAATCAACAGTTATCAATAACACTCAAGTTATAGTCACCGGCGTTGAGAACCAGTCTCAATTGTGGGAATTCACTAGGAAATTGTTGGGCTAGTCTGATCTAACTGTTGAACTGAGTATCGCGTAATAATAATTGGTCCATTAACACGCTCTCGTAGAATACTTGACACAATCTGGATTATAGGACATTGACTTAATCAAGTATTAGTACTACTAAGCATAAGTTACCAATACTTATAGCATTACCATGTTAATAGAATATCTGGACCTGGTAGAAATTTCTTGGCCGGAAGGGGTACCCCACCCCCCTGAAATGAGGGCGGGGGGATAATTGGAATAGAGCCTCTCCCAATTTTTATATAATTTTGTGAGACTCCCTCCCAATTTTTATATTTTTTTCTGTGCAGAGCATGTGGACGATATGAATCAAATTGCCGGGAATGAGCTGCACAAATTGTCGGACTAGGCGAGAAGCTGGATGAATCAAATTGCCGGATGAACCAAAACCCCTCTTGTACATCGCGCCGCATTCTAGTAAGAGACTAGACCCCGAAGCAGCGCATCTAAAAAACCTGGAAGAATGGAACCAGGCCCATCCTAAGCACGCGGTGCCCATTCCTCTGCCGCCCGAACCGGAACGACCCGAACCTGCCGTTGACACGACCTACGGAGGGAAGTTCTATTCGAAAGATCTGTACCAGAACACTAAGGACCGGCTTAACCTTCTTATGGCCGCGGAAAAGAAGTGGGATCTGAGGAAAGTCCAGATCCAGATGTGTAAGAACGATGTGCTCTACTGGGTGAATCAGTATTCGGTTACCTACAATCCTCGTGTCACACCTTCTGTCATTCCGTTCATCACTTATGACTATGAAGACACTCTCATCACATCCATCTGGGAGCACATTAGAGACCAGAAGGACATCTTAATTGATAAGTCCCGCGACATGGGAGTGACATGGTGTGTGCTTGCGGTATTCACATGGTACTGGTTATTTGGAGGAGAGGGTCAGGACTTTCTAGTCGGAAGCCGCAAAGAACAGTATATCGACGTCATGGGAAATATGGATACACTCCTTGAGAAAGTAAGATTCCTACTCCACAACCTTCCCAAATGGATGCTGCCGGACACTTTTGATTGGAAGAGTCACTCAAACTACATGAGGCTTCTTAATCCCGCCACGAAGTCCACGATAACCGGCGAGGCCACAAACAATAATTTCTCAAGAGGCGGCAGGAGACGCGCCATCTTCTTTGATGAGTTCGCATTCTGGGAATGTGATTCGTCAGCTTGGCGTGCCTCAGCCGACTCCACAAACTGCCGGATAGTTGTTTCCACACCTCACGGCTTCAATAACCAGTTCGCGAAATTAAGACATTCCGGCATCATTGACATTAAATCTCTCCACTGGAGACTCCATCCCGACAAGGATGATGCCTGGTACCAAAACGAATGTAAGAGACGTAACCATGATCAGGTTGAGATCGCTCAAGAACTGGACATTAACTATGAAGGAAGTGAGGAAGGAATTTTATTCGAGTTTCAGGACTTAAAGAAGTCGGTCCAGAATGAGCCCATGTTATCACCTGACAGAATAGTCGTCTCACTGGACCCGGCCGGTGAGGGAGAAGACGAGGCGGTCTTCTACGTTTGTAATAATGGCCAGATCGTTGAGCGTAAATTCATCCAGACCTCCACCGACCCTCAGCTTGCCGCGGAAGCAATCCTCCTCATCACAAAGTATAAGGCCCAGGTTTTTATCTCAGACTCCATTGGTAACTCGGTAGCCGATCTCGTGGTGCAACTCTTGGCTCGGAACGATCGAGGTGTGAAAGTAATCAAGTTTAAGTCCTCTGAGAAGTCAAAAGACCCCACTTATTTTAACCGCCGTGATGAGGTCTATCACAAGGCCAGTGTGCAAATGAAAGCAGGCCTTATCCAGGTAGATGATGACTATACCTTGATGAAGCAGCTTAATGCCACGAAGTATAAGAAGGATAACGGCAGGATCTACATCTCATCTAAAGAAGAGATAAAGCCTCTTATCGGCTCCTCCCCAGACCGTGCTGACTCATGGGTCCTGGCGGTAGAAGGCCTCCGATACACCCACTCTTTAAAGGAAGTCAAGCAGCAGGAAGGCTACCGCTCAGTTGTTCACTTTGATGAAGTCAGGTCCGGCGAGGAATATGGCGACTGGGGGGATCAGCTCTGAATAAGAAACATTCTGATATCATAGGCTCTCACATGCAAGACCCCTTCTTTGATGATTACCGTCAGGAGGTGGATACAGCCTGTAGTATAATTGAATTAGTCGACAGACAAAAAGGAACCTCAGTCACTCTCATGATCGATAAAGTATTCCTTAAGCGAATAATCCACTCTCACATCTCCTACATAAGAAGTATCGAGCAAGATGCTGCCGGACATAAATATGCCCACTAAACAGGACAATAAGATTGCCAACTGAAATTGATCCGCAAGAGAAGACAGAAAAGCTCTCTCTTCATGACTCTGAGCGATACGCTTTCATCAGGAAACTTGCCCAAAAAGTAAGGCAGGACGACCAAGACCGCCAGGTCTGGAAAGATAAACAAGTCGTAGCCTATAACGCAAGGCTTGGCTTAAAGCGCCGCACAAACCGCCCATATCCTGGTGCCTCTGAAGTACCCATCCCCATCACAGACAAATTTATCGTGAAGCTTAAATCCATGTTCGTGTCTGTCGCGACCTTGATGAAAAAACAGATCGTTGTGACCTTAGATGACGGAGAAGTAAAGACTCCTGAAACGAAGATGAGTGCCAATAAAATTGAGCAGGCACTAAACAATCTTGTCAAGAAACGGGACTTCGGCTGGGCCAAGAAAGTTACGCTATTTGTCGACTACTTCCTGGAGAACGGCCACGCGGTATTTAAGATCATAGAGAAATTCTTCTCAAAGACCATAAACCGGAAGATAAACATCGAGGATAACTTCTCTATTGAGGACCTGAAACTCTTAAAGACCCTAAAGAAAGAGGAATTACGCCAGGTCCTAGCACAGCGTGAGGAGATGGATATTGAGGACAAAGATGACCTCCGTGAGATAGATAAGGCTATTGAACAATTCAGGTCCGGTAAGAAGGTCCTTACATTCACAAAGAAGGAGATCTATTCCGAACCCACCGTTATCCCAGAGCGTGGCCTCCGGATTATCGTGCCGTCCTCAGGCACCGAAACCCAACGCCTGCCCCGCATCACCCACGACATGTGGATGACCTACCAGGAATTAAGAGATAAGGCCGATAAGGGTATATATGACAAGAAGACTGTAGATTCCTTAGATCCCGAGGGAGGTGTGACAGATGACGGTCTGACAAACACCTCCTGGGCGGTATCAGAAGGCCTCTCCACAATGGACACAAAGTCCGGTCTATTCAATGTCAGGGAATCCCAGACCTGGTATGACAATACAAAGTGGGTCTTTACCTGGATCGAGGAAGGCGGTCATACTCCTGACAAGAATGAGACCCCCATTCATGACTTAAGAGTGTTGCAGGAGCTGGAGTTTCCCTATGACCACGGAATGTGGACTTATGTGAAGCACGACTATGAAGTGAAGAATACCCGCTGGTACTCAAGCCGCGGTGTGCCTGAGAAGATCAGAGGGCTCCACCAGACCATTGAGAAGATGTATAACGCAAGGCTCATCCGGGATGAGCTGAATAATGCTCCCATGTGGAGGGTCTCAAAGCAGCTCGGCATGGCGGGAGACGAGATCCGCATGCGTCCCGGCCAAGTCATCCAGGGAGAACCCGGCGAGATCGAGATGCTGAATAAAGGTATCACAACCGATGTCTCATCCGAGCGCCTTGAGCAACAAGCCAAAGCCTACGCAGAAGAATACCTCTCCATCACAGACTTCTCACAGCGCAATGCCGTCAACCAAGGCTCAGCTCGCACCGCAACTGAAATCCAGGCAATCAATCAGGCCTCCACAAGACAAGTCAACATGGATATTGCTCTCTTCTTAGATACTCTGTCAGAAGTAGCCCAGCACATGTATCTTATCTTAAAACAGGCCGTTGACCGCCCCATGAAGGTGGCCGGTGTATTACTCAGGCCGGAAGACTTCCTGGTAAAAACAATCGTTTCCTGGTCAGGCTCCTTAGACGCCACCGACTCCCAAATGCAGCAGGCCCGAGCCATCCAGCGAATGCAAACCATCATGCAGTACGGCCAGCCGGTAGGAGTCGTGACCCCAACCAACATATTCAACATGCTGCAGAACTTAATCGACATGGATCCCGATGTAGACCAGACGTCCAAGTTTATTACAACCCCAGAGGACGTTCAGCTATCTGAGCTTGAAGAACAGCAATCAGAGATCGTCCGTATGTTAAACGGCTTTGATGTGCCAGTATCTCCCGACGACAACGACGCTATTCACCTACAAGTCATCGAGGAATGGGCTCACTCCCCTCAAGGCTCTGAAGCCATGAAGAACCCAGGCTTTGCCAATCTCATGAATAAACACGCCTCTATTCACATCCAATCCGAACAGATGAAAAATGGCATCAAAACGCAAAACGCCCAAGGTAGCCAAGGTTCCCTCGGCGACCCAAGGGCCGCTAAAGTTAAACAAGCCGTTTAAGTCCGAGGATAAGCCTCTTAAGTCTGTAGACGCCCTTATCAGGGAAAACGGGGACTTAGTCTCAGCTCTATTCTCCTCCCCCGTATGGAAGGAGATCTTAGAGCCTCTTATCGAAGAAGGTATCGCCTCTGTTTCAGGGCGCCTTACAAACGGACGATATCAACATGGAGACCTAACGAGGACCGAATCAAACAGGGGAAGTTTCCTGGCAGGCTACCAGAAGGCTTTGATGGACTTCCACAATTACTTGGACGACTTTGTGGTGGCCCGGAATAAACTGACTCAAGCTAAAAAACAAGAAGAGTCTGAGAAGACTGCTCCCATTTATAACCCCTTCATGGAGGATGAGACTAGTGACAACTAAACTGAATGTGAATAAGATCATTGATGCCATGAAAGATGCCGCAAAGCTTAAGAAAATAGAGACAGCTCTATCAAAGAAGCCTCTTTCCGTAAACACCAAGCCTCCCTACCGTGAACGCAACATGATGCAGGAGGCCATCGATATGGGCTCTCACAAGGCCGCTGAAATATTCAAGGATGTTGTATGAGTCATAAAACCTCTGAATATGAGTTTGCCAGAAAGATTATGAAGCGTGAGAGGAAAGAGCCCAACGTCTATTCCACTAACCGTAAGATCGCGATGGTAAAACGCATCCAGAAAGAATTCGGAACTTCGGGCCTCAAAGAATTCACCCATGAGTTCAGGAAGGACCTTGAAACTCTTTGAGTAAGATCCCAGAGCGCTTAACCCTTGAGATCATCCGCTGGATGGAAGATAAGCGCTACGGTCACCTCCAGATCAATTTCATGAACGGCAAGATCACAAACATTAACCGCGTTGAATCCATAAAAGTTGAGTCTGCCGGAAACTTCATTGGTGACGTAAAAGTCTCTTCCGAGCTTTCCACATCGCCCTAAAGTTTGGAGCCTCTGATACAATAATTCTAGTACAGACCTTCTCACCTAGAGTCTTTAAACCGGTGTGAGCTTTAAAGTCTTCTTGGAAGACTAAAAATTCCTTGGGAGTCGTGATGACCGAAGAACCAAAGGCCGCTGAGACGCCCGATAAACCTGAAGTCTCTGCCGATGAATCGCTCATTGATAATCCTCGTCAGAAAGTAGAAGAAGAGGTCATAACCCAGAACGAGCTTGTTCCTGAAAAAGAGACTGCTCCGGAAGAGAAACTTGAAGTAAAGACTGAAGAGAAGAAGCTTGATAGTGAAGGCAAAAAACTTGATGCTTCACTCTCTGAAGTCGACCGGATCAAAGCCTCCGTGCAGAAACGCATCAATCAGGTTGTGGCCCAGAAGAAGACCCGGGAAGATGAATTAGCCGAGGCGAGAGCCGAGATCCAAAGGCTTAAGTCTCAAAAGCCTGAAGCTACCCCTGCCTCCGATAAGAAGGATGACACCCCTCCGACCATAGAACAGGTCGAGGCCTACATCCTAAAGATGGCCGAGGAAGGCAACAAGAAAGAAGAGATTGCCGCAACTCGCTACCTTATCAAGCTTGAAAAAGAAGCTGCAATTAAAGAGGTGGAAGATCGGCAGGCCAACATAAAGAGGGAAGCAGAAGACCGCTCACGCCGTGAAAACGACGCCCTTCTTGACCTGGCCAAGGACTACATCGCCTATAACGACAAAGGTGAGGTTGACATGTCACACGACCTTACCTTAGCCAACCAAAAAGGCAAACTCTTCCAGGTTGCGATGGCGCTCTATAACGATCCGGAGCTCCATAAACTCTACTATAACGATCCTGACCGCCCTACGGCACTCAGGAGAGCTACTGCCGATGCTTATCGTGAACTTCATCAACAAGGAATTATAAAGACTCCCAAGGACGATGGACTGGAAGCCATGAGACGCAATAAACGATCTCTGGCTGAACCCGACGCCACAGAAATTGAAGACGTGACTTCGACCGGCTCCAATCTCCTCTCTGATGCCGAAAAGGTAAGAGAAGAAATCAAACTTAGGAACCAACTGCGAAACTCTCGCAAACCTTCCTCCAGATAGAAAGTTTGGAGTAAACATGGGTCAACAGGTATTTGCTACCAATTCCCTTGGTGGCTACTTTACCAATAACACCCTGTCCAAAGAAGTCCGCTACAAAGCCCAGTCCATGCAGAAGTTTCGCCAATTTGTGGACATGGAGGCTGCAGCGGGAACCAACCGTGGTAACAAGGTGTTCTTCGATAAAGTCTCGAACATCTCAACTGCGGGCGGGACTTTGACTGAGACAGATACCATCCCCAAGAGGAACTACACAATCACGCAAGGCACTTTAACGATGACTGAGTTCGGGAACTCAATCCCCTACACTCAGAAGCTAAAGTCCTTGTCCGATATCCAGGTTCCTGAAACAATCCGCACAGTCCTCATGAACGATATGAAAGTGGTACTAGACAGTGCGGCCGCCACAGCGTTCATGGTGAACGACTACATCGCCACAATCACCAACACCGCCACAACGACCTTTGGAACCGCGGGTACTGCTGCTGCAACCGCTGGTGCCAATATGTCTGACAAGAACGTGCGTGACATCGTAGACCAGATGAAGAAGCTATTTATTCCGAGACGGTCTAACGATGATATGTATGTTTCTATGGCGTCCACCAACTCCATCCGAGGTCTTTACGACTTCTTTGAAGCCAAAGCCCAACTAACGACAATGGACCCCCTCTACATCGGGGAAGTCGGACGTTACTACGGGACTCGCTTTATAGAAGAAACAAACTTCCTCGGTAACACCGATGGTTCCAATGGTCTCTATGGTGAGGCCTGCTTCTTCGGAGCAGATGCGGTGAGAGAGGGCGTTGCAATTCCTGAGGAGATTCGCGTCGGTATCCCAACCGACTATGGCCGCGACCAGGGCATCGCCTGGTACGCCCTCCTTGGGTTCCAGCAGGTCTGGGACTTCTCAGATGATGGTCAAACCCGCATCATAACCGTTAACTCACTCTAAGAAAGGAGGATAACACTATGGCTACTGGTTCAAAAGGCGGCAGAAGTTATTCCGACCAATCTTACGGGTCAATAAAGAGCTTGACCTTCGGAGTGGTTACGGCAGGCACTCGTGCCACAGGCATTGTAGACAGTTTCGTCGCGATGAATCCCATCACGATTGTTGACTGGGCAATGTCAAACACGACCCTCGGCACAGGCGGTTCAAGTCAGTGGGTCTTAGCGGCCACAAGCTCGCTTGGCACCGTGGCATTAGGCACCATCATCTTTGTCGGCACTCATGCGGCGGGGGCAGTGGTATCGGGAAGTGTTGCCACCGAGACAACGATTCCGACAGGGGGTTCCTTAAACCTCTACTCAATCCTGTCTACAGCGGCGTCTTTCACAGTACAGACAGTTGTCTCCTACCGGGAAGCATTTCAGGCAGCGGATAACTAAGGCAGTCAAAATTACGCCGGAGGAGAGTATTAATTCTCCTTCGGCGTTTTTTCCTCCAAAAAGGAGACAGTTTGGATTATAAGACCCTCACCTCATGCCGGATCTGCAAGTCAAAAGAGCTTTTTAAATACCTCGATCTAGGCTTTGCCCCCCTTTCTAACAACCTCCTAGATCACCCATCACTCAAGGCTGAAAAGTATCCCGTCAGCATGCTTTTTTGCCAAACTTGCTACTTATCCCAACTATCCATTGTTGTTGACCCCTCACTTCTTTATTCTCACTATCTCTACCACTCATCGGTCTCAGAAACTTTTAAGAAACACTGCTATAGCCTTGCCATTAAACTGAGAGACACATTTATGCCACAGAAACATACCCTCATCGTTGATATCGCTTCAAACGATGGCTGTCTTCTAAGAGAGTTTCAGAAAGCAGGCTTCTCGCATTTCCTTGGCATAGAACCGGCCTCAAACTTAGCTTCAGAACCTTATGGCTATAAAGACTATCTAAGTGACAACAATAAACCTTATGCAATCCCGGTATTGAAAGCCTTCTGGTCTCTCACCATTGCAAAGGAATATGTCTACAAGGCCAACAACGCAGGCTTCATTATCGCCACAAATGTCCTTGCCCACGTGCATGACCTGGACGACTTCTTAAGCGGCGTCGAGATATCTTTAAAAAAAGATGGAGTCTTTGTTGCAGAGTTTCCTTACCTGTGGGATCTATTCACTCATAACCAGTTTGACACGATCTATCATGAGCATCTGTCCTACTTTCTCCTGGCCCCTCTCATTGGTCTATTTCGGGCTCATAACCTTTCCATATTCGATGTAGAGGAGCTGGATATCCATGGCGGGTCTTTAAGAATTTATGCATCAAAAGACTTTTATCCGGTTAAAAGCTCCGTTAACAGGTTCCTTGATATTGAGGCATCCCGTGGGCTCTACTCAGAAGATTATTACCTGTCCTTCGGTTCTCGAGTTGACTCGGTAAGAACTCACCTCTCTCACACCCTGGGTGAGCTTTATAACCTTGGCTCCAAAGTGATGGGCTACGGCGCCTCAGCCAAGGGGATAAGCCTTCTTAACTACTGTCACGTAGATAATACCCTCATTGACTCCATCGTGGATGACACCCCGGAGAAGCAGAATAAATGGACTCCAGGCTCTCTTATTCCAATAGTGGACTTCAGCCGGTTCGAGAAAGACAGTCCCGATTACATCCTTCTTCTGGCCTGGAATTTTAAAGAGGAGCTAATAAGAAAGACACAGCATCTAAACTGTAAATATATCCTTCCCATCCCTGAGGTCAGGGTCATTTGAAGACAGCATTTATATCGAGATTCGGGGGCCTCGGGGACCTCCTTTTTGCCAGCCACCTTCCCCGCCTCATTAAAGACCACTACTCAGTAGACCGCATAGACTTTGAGACAAACTACCAGGGCATCCAGATCCTCCAGAATAACCCATTCATCGATAACCTGATCTACATCGATCACACAAAGCTGACAGATAACCGTCTGCGTAAGAACTGGGACTGGTGCGAGGAGACCTATGATTTATCCTTCAATCTCATATACACTATTGAGCTAGCCTACTGCTTGAACGAGAATGATTCGAGGTATTACCGTAGCACTGATTACCGCAGAAATTCCTTCGGAAAGATAAGCTATTATGACGTGATGACGAAGGCTTGCAACTTGCCTGACAAGTATCTTGGAGAGCGAGGAGGACTTTATTATGCAGAGGAAGACCATCGAGCAGCTCGTGAGGAAGCTCTTAAGACTCGCGAGAAATATAAGGCATCCCATCTTATTCTCATTAATCTGTCTGGAACATCACTCCACAAAAAGTTCATGCAAGCCGAAGGTGTGGCAGAGAAGATTCTTACTCGCTATCCTCAGGCGATCATATTCCTGACAGGAGACGAGCATTGCAAAGAGCAAGTATTCACCGGAGACCGAATCATCTCATGGGTCGGCAAAAGAAACATAAGAAGTGTCGCCTTAATGACAAAGTATCTAGACCTCACAATAAGTGTCGAGTCAGGCCTGCCCCTCATAGCCCACTCTTGGAATGCCCCTTGCTTACAGCTCTTAACCGCCGCGAGTCCGGCCAATCACGTTCTAGGCGCTGAAAACGCCTATTATTTGCAGTCCCCTGTTTCCTGCTCCCCCTGTCACAAGAACCCTCGTGAATACTGGGGCTGTCCAACTCTGAATAAGATGCCCTCATGCGTATGGTTTAACATCGATGACATTGTCAAAAAGGCTCAAGAAGCTCTTGAGTGTAGCAAAAACTCTCCCACCTGTTGACCCTTTCTTCATGCAGGAATGCCCTCTTTGCGGGCACGTCCAGCGCATGATGATAAGGGGCCTCTACGTGGACCCTGAGACTACTAGAAGCATGCTGTATCCTGACATGGGTTACTCCTTCTGCAACTGCCGTAACATCTTCTTCACGAAGTGGCAGAATGTGACAAGGCCTTGTGCCAGTCTTAACTCAGAGAAGTATCCACTTAAGAAGTTGGAAGACATCTTTAACCAGTCAACGCCTGAGAGTGTTATTAAGATCACTATGCGAGATCCTTACTTTGTGATCTGGTCTCGTCCTCACGAATACACCGGCTTTAACCCCAGAGTGAACTATATTCTCTGGGACATGGACTCCTTTGCTGATGCTTGTAAGGAACAAGGATTCGAGCTTGTCTCTAAAGTTCGCGATATGGACGTTGCCTCAGAGACCCCTGAGTGCTACCACATCACCTTAAAAAAGCCTCTTTGAATAACATCTTCATCGTCATTCCCATGTTCGGTAAGGCCTCTTACACGGATGCCTGCATAGACTCAGTAGTTAAGAATTATGGAACTGGAGAACCCATTGAGATACTAGTAGTCGATGACGGCTCTGAGATTCCTTACCTGAACCCCAAGGTCAATGTGCTGCGCTTAGACTCAAACTCCGGCTTCACGAACGCCTCAAACCAGGGCATCCTCTGGGGTCAAGATAGATTCGATTATGTTCTTCTCCTGAATAACGACACAATTGCCCAACCTGGCTTTCTCTACGAACTCGTCCAAGTCATGTCATCCGACCCCTCCATCGGTATCGCCGCATCCATCCGTGTACACCCCGACAGACTCCCTCAGAACATGGAACTTTGCGGAGCTGATTTGATACGCGGCTTCCAATATTTCACCGATGAGAAGTCGCTTCCCGACATCCCCATCGAGGTCAACTGGATACCGCTTGCCTCAGGACTCCTCCGCATGAGTATGGTCAGGGAAATAGGTCTCCTTGATAAACGTTTCAGAAACTTCTGCTCTGACTCTGACTACTGCATCCGGGCCAAAATGAACGGGTGGAAAGTGATGATGGTTGCAAGAAGCCGCGTAATCCATCATCTGAGCGTCACTACATCGGCTTCCGGCGTCACGGCAGAATCAGACCAAAAGAAGTTTTTAGAGAAGCTGGCAGGCCTCCAATACGCAGAGCTCATGAAACAGATGCCTTTGGACGGCGAAGCTAAAACCTGGGGCAGGTTCTCCTTCAGTGTATATGAGAAATGAAGATTCTTATATTTAGATCGGCCGCTTTTGGCGACTGCCTGGTTATAACCCCAGTCCTTCGATATCTTAAGTTCCAAGGCCACGAACTCTATGTCGTCACCTCAAAACGCGGAATGGAAGTTTTTAAGAATAATCCCCACATCCATAAACTCATCCAGCATGATGAGAACATTAAAGTAGAGCATCTGGCCGAACACATCGGGTGGCTACAGAGAAAGAATCACTGTGAGCGAGTAATCGACTTCTCAGAGTCCATTGAGGTTGCATTAAGCCAGCATCCCAGAGGACCCAATTATAAGCTCCCCAAGCAGGAGAGAATCGCCCGCTTTAACCGTAACTTCTACGAGTATTCCTTTGAACACATTGGTGAAGACTGGAAAGGTGTAAACCTCACTCCAGAGCTGTTCTTCTCAGAACATGAACTAGACGATGCAAGGAGACATCTTAAATCAGGCTCCTTTAACATACTAGTCGGCCTCGCCGGTTCAGGATCCAACAAGTGCTACCCATGGATGATGGACTTATGTAACCAAATCAGTAAGGATTACCCCGATGTCCACATCATCACGGTGGGAGACGTAAAGTGTCAGATATTAGAAGACGCGATGGAAGGAAACATTACAAAGCTATCTGGCAATATTCCTATGCGTCAGTCGATGGCCTTAACAAAGCTTGTCGATCTCGTCATTGCACCAGACACAGGCATTGCCCACGCGACGGGCGCCCATGGAACCACTCTTATCTGTCTCTTGGGCCATAATACTCGTGAGTGCATCACAAAACACTTCCTTAATGACTACTCCATCGAAACTGACTCAGTCCTCGCCCCATGCGCGCCTTGTCTTTTCCTCATCTACGATATGAAGCTCCAGTGCCCCTTAAACCCTGTCACAAATAGCTCCATTTGTATGGCAGACGGGATTCCTATGGATAAGGTCTATACCCGCTTCAAGGAGGTCTACCATCTTAAATCTAAAAAGGGAAGCTAGTCCTCTAGCTCAACCAGAACTCAAGGTCACCAACTGCCCCGTCTGCTCTGCCTATGTCTGTCACGTCTATTTCATGAAGAATGCTAAAGACGGGAAGACCTCTAAATGGTTTTCCTGCTCATGCGGCATCGTCTTCAACTCTCAAAGACCCACTAAGGTTTATGACCAGAACTATTGGCTCCTCCACTCAAAATACGACAAGAAGATAGAAGCCACCTACCGCTACCCTGTCTTAATTTACTCCCCCCTCATTGAGGAGCTAATCTACGGCAGGCGTGTCCTCATCGTAGGGCGTCCCAACACCTATCAGGAAGAAGCCTTCTTTGAACGCGGCTGGGTCCCCACCATCATCGACAAGAACACCTCATTCACCTCTGTCGGCAACATTATCGCCTCCGACTTCGAGACCCACCAGTTTCCTGAGAACATGAAGTACTCCCTCATTTGGATGTATCACACGCTTAAATGTTTCTTAAATCCAGTCGGAAGTTTGGAGCTTTGTAAGAAGTTGCTTGCAGATGATGGTATTCTATTCATATCGGACGTTGATACCGACTTCATCAATACCCGTTCATCTTCTTGCTTCATGCACTGGAAGCATGACACCAATTTCATCATGTGGAATAAGCGTTCAATTTCAAAACACATGGAATCTCTCGGATTTAACACCATCATGTGTAGGTCCAACTACGAGTATAGATTCCCTGTCCAAGACGACTTCCACGGAATCTGGCAGAAAAAGTTCTTTTAAACCCTCACCTAGAAAACTAGGCCAACCGAGTTTCTAGGAGTCTCTTATGGCCGCTGTTGCATCCGTCCTGACTTTCACCGCCGGACAATTTAAGTACATAGATTCCACCGGCATCGAACACACCGTCAATACCTCTCAAACAATCACTCTTTCCATCGATGACAACTCCACAACCGATGTGAGGTACTCCTTTAAAACCTCCCTCACCATGACCACAACAGACGGTCTCCTTGTCCGCTTCAGACCCTCTGTTAGTGCTTCCCCAGGAAATGAAAACCGGACTGTAGGCCCCTTAACAGACGCCGGCCAGGGCTCCGCCTTCTACTCCGTCTCCGGAGAATTTAGGACTAATGACCCAACCTCCGGCACCGAGCAGATCTGGAGGGTTGCTCGAATCACCCCATCCGACTCAGACTTTGGTGCAGCCGGAACTATCACAATGATCCTAGAAGACCAGTTTGGCCATGCAATGAGTATTCCCTTCGGTCTTTCTGGAACAGTGGCAGTCGCTCAGGCCGCATAAGGAAATCTATTGGCTACAAGAATAGCGAATAATGGAGCTGCAGGGAATTTCTCTGCCGGAACTTCTTGGGTCGGCGGTGTTGCCCCAACAGCCGCCGATGATGCTCAAGTCGGAATTGGCACTACCAGTATTACAATCGATACCGGTTCGGTTTGTCGCAGTCTTGATTTTACCGGTTTTGCCGGCACAGTCTCACACACAGCAGGTGTAACCCTCACAATTGGTGACGCAACAGCCGGGCTTGCCGGCGTGGCCTTAAAGATGGCCTCCGGCATGACCTACAACCTTGGAGATGCTGCAACATCAGCAGTATCGTTTGTCTCAACTGCAACAGAACAGCAAAGCATAACCACTGCCACAAAGACATTCGGTAACATTACTTTTAACGGAGCGGCCGGCAAGTGGGCTTTCATTGACTCTCTTACCACCGGAGCAGGAGCCACCGTCACATTGACTGCCGGCACACTCCAAATGGACGGCGCATCTGACAATTCTAATCTATCTCACTCCATCGGACTATTTGCGTCATCAAACGCAAACGCCAGGACACTGAAGCTTGGCAATAGTACACTCACACTGAAAGGGGTTGGAACGATATTCACATTTGCCACACAAACCCTGCTTTCCTTTGACAAAGGCACGTCCCAGATCGTTATCTCAGATGTGTCTGCCTCATCAAAGACATTCGCCGGTGGCGCTCAAACATTCAACACAATTAATATTACCGGCGGTGGAAGTGGACCTGTAATTTTCACAGGAGCCAATACATTCTTAACCCTCCCAAAAATATCCGGCGGAACTAAGACGCTAACATTCCCTGCCGGTGTGACTACGACATTAACCGGCACCGGAGGTGATAACTTTGGAAATGGAAATAATCTAATCACAATAAATTCCTCATCTGCCGGCAGTGCCGCAACTCTATCAAAATCAGTTGGTATGGTTGAATGTGGATTCCTTTCTCTTCAGGATTCAGCCGCCACCGGGACGTTTTATGCCGGAGGAAATTCAATCAATGTTTCCGGTAACTCCGGATGGAAATTCTCAAATGTAGATATTGGAAACTCTCGCAGTGCTGTAAACCGTGGAACTATTGCTTGGCTGGATGCACTTGATGGGAAAGATGGAAAGTTCACAGATCGACTCACAAAAGTATCTTATACGCCATCCAATATGACCCGTGGTGCAAACACGAAATCAGGCACTGCGATGGTTTTTAACGGTTCCAACTCGAAGATTACACTTGGAAGTCTTGGAAGTATTTACGCACTCTCTTTTTGGGTGAATACGGACACAACCACAGAAGAATGGATTGATTTAAATGGAACTCAGGCACTTCAGATTACGTCCGGTACTATCGCCGCGACATCTTGGACCTCACCGACTGTTTATGTGAATGGCGTTCTAGGAGCAACTCTTGGCGCCGGAAGTTGGGCTTATGTAGCCGTCACATCAGCCACCGCAGTAACGTGTTCAGCGGCCGCTCTGGGGGCAATTGGGGCCGGGTTTGGAGCTTTCTCAATGACCGGAGTCAGACTATTTGACCGCCAGCTTACTGCAAATGAAGTTGGGAAACTTTACAACATGGATAGAAACTAATGCAAAACGATACATTCAAGAGAATTCAAGTCCGTGCGATGGCGCTTGTGCAAAACACATCTACCTCCACAACAAACGCCAACGACCTCCTCCCCAAGGTCAAAGACTGGTGCCGTACCCGCTATGACAGAATCCTAAGGAGCTTCCCCTGGGATGAGCTGAATAGAAGCTATAGCCTATCCATTCTCTCAGGCATCAGAGATTACGCTCTCCGATATGACCTTGAACAGATAATCAAGATCTGGGATCAAACTCACGGGCAGGAGATCACAGCACTTGATATCCGCGACCATATCCGCTTTAACGCCGTCACCCTTGAAGTCTTAGGGAACGTCCAGACCGGGAATCCCGATAACTACATCGATATTGGCTCTAAGTCCTGTTCTGCTTTAATGTCCATAGCCGATAAAGTCCAAGTCCTCTCCACTTCCGCTTCCGACATCAGTCCTATGGTTATCAGAATCACAGGTGAGGTAAACGGCATGCCTTTATCTGAATCAAAGACCTTGACCGGAGTCACAGCAGTCGACTCAACCAACACCTATGACGCGGGTTCAGAGCTAGTCATCACATCCGGCACATCAAGCGGTATCTTAATGGATCTAGCAGGAATTGTTACCGTCAGAGAAAAAACAACATCTGCAAATATTATCTCTAGGCTCTCCCCTACCGAGAGAGCGCCATACTTTAAGTGGATAAGGCTATCCACCACCCCTTCTTCTAACTGCACAGCCCAAGTTTGGTACAAGAAGCGCTGGCTTCCCCTCTCCAACGACAATGACGCTCCGATAATTCCATGTGCCAACGAAATTATTGAAGGTGTTGTCTCAGACGCTCTTTGGGAAGACGGACAGGAAAACTCCGCCATTGCCCAGGAGAAGAAGTTTACACAAAGTGTGACTGAGCTTTGGTACTCAAGACGCCCCAGAAACTTAATCACACAGATTGTCCCAGACGACGGAGATCCTAAAGCATATTCCCAGAGAAACCTTTATGACTTAGGGAGTAGCTACTAATGCCTATTCTCTCCTCCAAACGCATCAAGGAACGCTGCACTGACTTCTCAGGAGGCCAGAACTCAGGCGTTGAACCCGCCTCTGTCAAAGAAAACCAAGCCGAGCTACTAGAGAACTGCATCATTACCCGCCGAGGAAAAGTCACCCAGCGGGGAGGTCTCACACTCCTCGGCACTTCAAACGGAACCTCCAACAAAATCTTAGGTCTCCATCACTTCTCCGCTGGTTCTACACTAGACACAGTCTTAAGAGCCCGCCTGACAAAGATCCAACGTTTAAACCCTGGCTTTACCGATTGGACCGACATTACCGGCCTTACAACCTTAACAACAGGTCTCACCACAAACTTTGTCCAGGCCCTGGACCGCACATTCATCTTAAACGGCACAGATAATGTGTTCTCTATCGACACCTCCTTCGCCGTGACAGACGAAGCCAATACGAATACGAGCTTTCCTCGCACTTTATTTGCTGAATGGGCCGCCAATAACCGGATGTTTGCGGCGGGAAGCCTCACTCAATCTCTAAGGGATTATGTTTACTTCTCCAACACTTTAGCCCCCCAGACCTGGGACAGGACCCTAAACCTCTTTAAAGTCCGCTCCGGTAACGGAGGCAAAGTCACCTGGCTTAAGATGTTTAAGAACTCAGAGCTCATTATCTATAAGAACGACTCAATCTTTGTTCTCAATATGACCGGCGCTACACCCTTAACCGATTGGACAGTCCAGCCTCTTGCAACCTCAATCGGCTGCACTGCCGGGCGCACGGTAGCCGACATTGGAAATGACCAGATATTCTTAGCCAACGACAACAGTGTCAGGCTCCTCTCCCGCACGACCTTTGATAAGATCAGCCTTGGTGTCATATCTGAACCCATCCAAGACATTATGGATGATATCAATCAGGACGCCATTCAAGAGTCGGTGGGCTGGTTTGAGAACGGTCTATATATCCTGGGTGTTCCTGTAGGGACATCTACCATCCCTAACCGGTTTGTGATCTGGGATTCTGTCGCAGCCGAAAGAAACGGTGACCCCAGCTCCGCTTGGACCTCGATACCTATTAACACCTGGAATCTCTCCTCGTTTACATCTTTCGGGTTCGGGGACAATACGAGAACTATTGTGGGAGGCTCATCCTTAGCCGATTCTCTTTGCTATAAAATCCTATTCGGCGAGACAGACAACGGAACCACAATCGTTCAAACAATCATCTCCCGCCAACATGACTTCAAGGATCAATTCTTTGAAAAGGTTTTTGACCCGGTCGAGATGGTGGCTGAGACTGGCTCAGACGCCACCTACAACTATTCAATCGATATAGATCGTCAGGGCTTCTCAAGCTTTGGGACTTCTGTCTTATCGGGAGCCTTGCAAACCCCGTTTACGACCCCCGCCACAACAGGCGGGAACCAAATCAGAGCCTCTAACTTTAGGACGAAGTTTAAAGGCCGCGGGAAAACGGTAAGGGTGAAGATCGAGAACACAATCTCATCCACTGTCCCGGCTTTCCTTGAATATACAATTCATGCCCGGCCATACGAAGGGAGGATTTAGGTGCCTTTATCCAGCCTTTCTTTATCAGTCTTAGATGCCCAGGTCAATCTTATCCAGCGTGATGTGACTTCTTTCGATAATAAGGTCGCGGTCATCCAATCACAGGTGGACGTCTTAAATAAGCAGTTAAGCGACTTAAAGCGTCAGAGAACAACCCTCATTTCAAATCTTAACCAGCTTCAATCCGATATCACCCAGGAGACTCCTTAAAATGGCTATTGTAGTCCTACCCTCTTATGGTGCTGACCCCCAGACAGTAAACGCAGCCAATCTAAACGGAAAGGTCGATCCACTTTGTACGGACTATAACGGAAATATCGAGAACGTGAATATCTCAGCCTCTGCCGGCATTGTCTACTCAAAGCTCGCCCTAACGAACGGAATAGTGAACGCGGATATTAACTCCTCTGCCGCAATCGTAGATACGAAGCTTGCAACGATTTCAACGGCCGCAAAGGTCAATGTGTCTGCCTTAACAGGAACTGGTATCCCACTAGCCAGTTACATCACGACGCTTACCGGCGTCATAAACCTCATCATAGATGGTGGCGGGTCTGCGATCACAACCGGCATTAAACTTGATGTTTATATTCCAGTAGGCTTAACCATCACAGAATCCACCCTGCTTGCAGACCAGTCCGGCTCCATTGTGCTTGATCTTTGGGTGGATACGTACAGTGCATATCCTCCAACCGTTGCCGACACCATCACGGCATCCGCGAAGCCAACACTCTCATCCGCAACCAAAGCACAGGACGCCACCTTAACCGGCTGGACAGCCGCCATTGCCGCAGGGAAGTCTCTGAGGGTGAATGTTGATTCTGCATCTACTGTAACTAGAGTCGTGCTGGCTCTGAAATACTTGAGGACAAGCTGATGCCTGGCGGAGGAAATGACGCCAACACACTTCTCCTTCTTCACTGTGACGGCACAAACAACTCAACCACCTTCATAGACTCTTCTTCTCAAGCAAGAACCATGACTGCAAACGGAGGCGCAAAACTTGTCACGGCACAGCAGAAATTTGGCACAGCAAGTTATCTCGTAGACGGCGTGAATGGAACCTTTGTTACAGCACCTCACATCTCTGCTGATGATTTCGGCGCAGGCAGCTTCACCATTGATATGTGGGTAAGATTCAATACGATAAGCCAGAAATACATCATAAACCGCAATGCTTCAGTTGTGAATAACTGTGACCTTCTCATGAACTCATCCAGCAACGTTCAGTTCTTTATCATGGGAAGTACTGTTATTAACGCTACATGGTCTCCAAGTACCGCCATTTGGTATCACATCGCCTTTGTCAGAAACGGCTCTGCCTGTGACTTCTATGTGAACGGTACGTCTGTAGGCTCAGGCTCTAATAGTTCCTCCGTTACCGATACAAATGGTTGGGCAATAGGTGGCGCAAGAAACGGTGTGCTTTGTTTTGACGGATGGTTAGATGAGATTAGAATAAGCAATGTTGCCCGCTGGACAACAGCCTTCACCCCTGAGACCACACCCTACGGCCAAGCCAGTGCAGGTCTTAACCAGGCAATCTTTCTTTAACATGATAACCACAGTCAAGGACTCCTCAGGCCGCGTCATTGCTTACCTCGCCTCTAAACAAGTCGGTCAATCCGGCATTGAGAAATTCCGTGGCGAGTACTTATTCATCTCCGACCTATGGATCCATGCAAGCCATCACAATGACTGGTCTATCTACAGAAGCCTTATGCATCAAGCCCTGCTTAGATCCAAAGGCGTCATATGGATATACTTTGAAAGACACAAGTATCACGATAGACTATCTAAACTGTATAGTCTTGAAAAAATAATTGCACTTATAAAAAAGGAAGATTACTGTGGAAGTTTTATCAGCTAGGGGAGATAAAATATTAATAGATAGGAAAAGTTTGCCAAAACTTCTGGGTAGAAAAATATGTTCATTGGCTCCTTCTAAAGTTGGTATCAAATATTCAATAGTTACAATAAATAAAAAGAATGTGTATGTTCATAGGTTAGTTATGGATTGTCCTAGACATATGCAAGTTGACCATATAAATAGAAATGGTCTTGATAACAGAATAAAAAATCTTAGAATTTGTACTGGAAGTCAGAATATGGCTCACACACCTTTAAGAAGAAAATCAAGAAGTGGTTATAGAGGAGTTGTTAGAAAAGGAAATAGTTGGTCGGTAAAAATAAGAAATAATAATAAGGAATATTATCTTGGTTCATTTAACAGTCTTATAAATGCAGCAAGAGCATATGATTTGGAGGCAATTAAAATGCATGGCGAATTTGCAACATTAAACTTTAAAAAAATGGTAGGTGTCTGATGTCTAGTAATTATCTAGGAATAAAGTATCTTAAACCAAAGTGGCAAAGTCAGATATCTGATAATGCTCCTTTAAATAAGGAGATGCCAACATAGGCGGCTCACCAGACCCCCCGAACGCACCTCCGGCACCACCATCAAACCTTGAAACCTCAGCCCAGGCAATCCAAGCCCAGATAGACGCGCTTCCAAAAATCCTTGAAGCCCAGAGGCAATATGGCGGTCAATTCAGCCAAGAGCAGCTTGATTCTCTATCGAAGTATGGGCCGCAATTTGCCCAAGCCGCCCTAGACCTCGAAGAAAGGTTTGCTCCACAGTACAAACGTATCTCAGATACTTTAAATCCTGAGATAGGCCTCGCTCAAAAAGGCCTTGCCGATTACCTTGGAGGCAATGACCAGGCAGAATTTGAGGCTCTCAGTCCGGGACTCCTAGAACAAGTAAGAGCAGGCCAATCGGAGCGGGGCTTGGGTGCAATCTCGCCTCTTGGAAGCATAGACGAATCAGTCCAGCTCCAGCAACTAAAACAGAGCCTGAAGGATAGAAGACTTAACGTTCAGTTATCAACCGCAGGCCGTGTCCCCATCGGCGGCATAGCTAATGTCCAAGGTCAAACCGGCACAAGTCAATTGGTTCAGAATGTGTCTCCTAATGACATCTTCAGTAACCAACATTCAATCAATGCCTTCAATGCAAGCATATTTAATACACAAGGGTCGATCTTTGGCTCTCAAGCCGCAAGCTCAGGAAATCCTTTCGGGTCCATATTGGGCGGTATCACAGGGGGTGCCTCAGGTGCATTTGGCACCAAAGTAGGCAATGCTATTCCATTCTTCTGCTGGGTTGCCGCCACGGTCTTCGATGGCTGGGATGACCCCAGGACTCATAATGCCCGTAGGTTCATTCTGATGTCTGCCCCAGACTGGCTCAGGTTGTTATACATCAAGTACGGTGAATCCATAGCAAACTTCATCAGTACGAAGCCTATCTTAAAGGCCATCATCAAACCATTCTTCAGTTGGATGGCTCAGAAAGGAGCACTCTAATGGGCTTTGGCAAATCATTTGATGAGGCCTTCAGAACCGCCTTACCAGGCGGGCAAGCCGCGGCCTTGGAAGCCATCAAAGAGAAAATCAAGAAGAATGATGACCAAAGGCAATCAGGAGCTATCTTTGATGAGATTCACCAAAGAATATTAGCAAATGCGGCTAAGCAGGGCACAAGTCCTGAAGAACTAGACGCCATGAGTAAAAAGTTTGATAAGC